TTGCTACACTGTCCCACAGGCCGAAATATTCATGCTTCATGATATCTTCTTTCCTTTCTTTTACAGCCGGATGCCACCACGCATAGGCTTTTTGCTGAGGTTGATGCTTTTGGTTTTTCGTGCGGTTACGTTAAACATATGGCGGTCTTTTGCGCCTCTCATTGCTTTACGATGTCGTGCCATTTTTGTGTACCTTTCTTTTCTTTTTTTTGTTTCGTCCATGGTTCCAATTTGCTTCTTCGGTCTGGTCTCGTGCATTCCATGTTTTGTGCATTATGGTTTACTCCTTTCTGTCTTCGCTGATGCTATCGTGCAGCGCATGATAGATTTCGTCGAGCTTTTCTAGAATCTGCATCATAATGCGGATTGCTTGCTTGACGTCCTTAATGGAAATCAGTGCCATTTTATACCCCCTTTCTGTATTTTTTCCCTCTTCGCACATCAAAGTGCACCCAATTGTTGTATACGATAATGCCGCATTCATCCGGAATGATTTCATTCAGTTTGTTGGCAAGCTCTTTTGCGCTTATTCCATCTACCCGGATGTCTGCTGCCATACCGCGCATGTGATAGCTGTATTTTGCTCCTCCGCATTTTGCGTTCCACTCTGGTGTTCTGTATCCGCTGGTGATGATTACCGGCTTTCCTAGTTTATCTCTGAGGATATCCAGAACGGTGTATAGGTAGTCGTCTATGAATACTACCTGGCTGCCGTCTTTGCAAGCAAATTCTTTTACTTTGAAGTGTCTTGCCAGCTTTACGTTTCCATCTGTGTCCATGATGTAGCTTTTGAGCATTTTCGTCAACTCCTTTGTTTGTATTATAATTTAAAAGCTCCCGGTCGTCAATCGGGAGCTTGCTTTTTATTCTTTTTCAGTGAAGTATATTTCCATTACTTCGACTTTGTACAAGGAATAGATCCCCTTGTGTTTGTTTGCGTATTCTCTTGCTCTCTTTTTTGCGTTTTTGGGTTCATCGGTGATTTTTAATACCGTGGTCATCGTGTCGTCATTGTTCCAGCTTCTTAACTCGTATTTGTGCATCATTTTAAGCACCTTCCTTTTCTTTCTGTGATTATATTCTATCATATTTTTCAAAAAAAGTCAAGTTTTTTTTGAAATTTTAATTGATATATTAGTAGCTGGTTTTGCTCCTTTGTTTTGAATGGCGCTTTAGCGCCTTGCCGTATGGAGCGCAGCGGAATTCGGCTAAATCCATTCCTTTTTAGCGCTGTGCGCGTTTTCAACACTTTCAACACTTTCAACACTTTCAACAGGTTTTCAACATAAAGTTGCACAATGATTTTCGTTATTTTGACGAACTTTCAACAATTCAACAAGTTTTCAACAAAACTTTCAACACTGTTTTTTGCTTTTTATTTACGCTCTAACGTTAAATTTTAGTACTTTTCAACTTTTCCACATTGCCTACTACTACTACTACAACAAGTTATATATTATACGGCGCTTGTGAGCTTGCGAACAATAGCGCCTAAGAGCCGCGCGTGCGCGCGTGCGCGCTTCGCGCGCGTGCGCACGCGCGATAAAGTATAGCTATTTGATAGACTGAATAGACTGATACATGGAGCTTTTAAATGATAATAGCCCAGTACCTTACTTGATAGGTACTGGGCTAGGTGACACCGTTAGAGTGTCCCCTTCTTCTTCATCTGCTTCTTTATCACCCTTTCTTTTGTCCTACACTGTTCTGCAAAGTCTGTGCTTTCATACTTTAGCCGGTTTTCTGCTATTGCTGTTGCTTGTCTGTTCTGTTTAATTCTCCATAATCTTTGTGGGTTTTCAGCTTCCATCATTTTTTCATAATAACGTGGAATTTTTGCTCGTTTGCCGTTTGTGCATTGGATATACCCTTGTTTCCAGATTTCTGCTTTGTGTTCTTGATAATAGTGGTCTCCTAAGCCCGGTTTGAGGCTCATACATGCAAAAGGTTTTTGTTGCCCTAGTTCATAGTATGCGTTTGCTTTTTGGCCGTCCATCTCGTACATTTTTTTTGTAACGTATCCAGCAACATATCTATATGTTTCTGGTACTGCTTGTGCTATCTGTATTTGACCCATGCCCCACAGGTTTTCTAACCATTTACTTGTGAAATATCCGTTGTGCTGTATCTTGTATAGGTGCTCTAGGTCTGTTGGTCTCCATCCATATAGAATCATATGGAAGTGTGGTCTTGCCGTCTGTTCTCCGTATTCTCCCGCTAAGAAATAGCGTAATTTGCCCCTATAAGCCTTTCTGAGGCGTTTTAAGAACTTTTGAATGTCAGTATATAGCAAAGTTTGGACGCTTTCTGGGCGCTTCTCTCCCGGTTTCCAGGTGTATTGTACTTTTCGCATGATTTCGCCTGTGTTTACTATCATGCCCGGTACATGGTCATCGTCATAAGTTAATGTGATAAACCAAACTTCTTCTCTTGGATAGTCTCGTGCTTCTAATTCTATTCGTGTTGTCCAGTCCTCTCTTTGTCTGATTCTGCATCCGATGCACTGTCCGCATGGTATCAACATGACATCTTTTCTATACATCAAATCTTCATACTTGAGCTGTTTCCCGCTTATTTCAGAAAAGCGGGCAAGTGAATACACTCGTCCGCTTATGTCTTTGTTTTCCGGGTTGTACAGCCTTATTAATGGCTTGTAACAACTCATTTCAAATAGTCACCCGGCTTTCGTTTTTCTCCGTATGCTCCAGTTTTGTCTTGCGGCTTCATGCCCCTACTTTGTTCTGTGCCTTTTTCCGTTTTTTTTGTTGCTTTTTCGATTGCTTTGCCTGTGTCGCTTCCGACTTCTGTAAGGGCTTTTTGCAGTCCGTATGGCGTCATATGTGTTGAACTTAGCATTTGTTGCCAGCTTTGTGCAGCATTGTACCAGTCACTTTGGCTCCAGCTTGAACTTGAGTATGCATTTGGCACAAACCCTCCGCTTCGGCTTACTCCTAGTGCACTGCTACTCGCAAGTCCCATACTCGCACCGCTGATTGTTCCGGCTGACCCGCCCGGTGTGCTTGCGCCACCGTTTGCGAATGCTAAGATAGGGTTTAGTCCCGCTTTTTTCATGTCTTCAACTGCACGCTGGTATGCTGTGCTTGACATGTGCTCTTGCCATTCACGGTTTGCTAGTGCTTCTGCACTGTTGTAGTTCATTGCTACGCTGTTTTCAATGTGGTTATATACGCCTTGCATAATTGCTTGTAAGGTGTTGTAACCCATCTGTTTAAGCATGCTTTGACTGTTGTATTTACCTTGCATGGCGGCTTCTTGCCCTTGGTACGCGTATGCCTGTTTAAGCCAGTCATTTACCTGTTGAATGTTCGTTCCGGCTTGGCTTCCGCTCTCGGAATGTCCACCGCCTTGGCTTTGGCTTCCGCCTTGGCTTTGGCTGTTACCGGTTTGACCCCAGCCGCCAAAAGCTCCAGCAACGTTTTTTGCCGCGCCGGCGATTGTTCCGACCGTATTCGCCACGTTTCCCGCTACGTTTAGTGCTGTTAAGAATCCTGATAATGCTCCCATTTAAAAATAGCCCGGATTTCTCCGGGCTTCCTCCTTTCTTACAGTTTGTATAAGCCCGGTACGCTGTACAACGGCATCCGTCTTACGGTTTTGTTTGCTACTCTGATTGCTCCGAAGAACTGCGGCTCATCTTGCGCAATCAATGTTCTTGCAATTTCTACTTTTCCTTCTGCCATCCACTCTTGCGACAGTGTTGGTACTTTTTCATATTTGTCCGCATAGTGCCAGAAGTCTAACGTCCCTGTTGCGTTGCTTCGCATTTTGCCTGATACGCGGTTAGGCTTCATTCTGTAGTCTGCCCATGCTTCCTGATAACCGAAGGTTTCCTCATCACTTGCCGTGCCGGTGAGCATGATTTCCTTCTTTTTTACAGGCTGTTCACCTAAGTTTGCGAACTGAGGCACATAATAGTCCAGTCTGTCTGTTCTGCTCCAGAAACGTTCCAAGCCTTGCTGATAACTGCGATTGTGTCGTACACAATATACACCGATTACAAAACCGTGTTCTTCAAACGATTTGGTAAAGCTGCTTTCGTTGATTGGCGTTACTGACATTGCACCAGTTTCGCCAATTGGCGTGTCATTTTCTGTCTGCTGACCGCTGGTCTGTACAATTTGGTTGATATTGATGTGATATCTGCCACCGCCTAGGTATTCTGGTACCTGTACGGTTTTATCAGAGATTACCACATTCCACAGTGCCTGTACCTGTTCGCGGTAACGGCTGCCGCCTCGTGCCAGCGCCTCGTAGTATTGCTGTACCGCTACGGCTTTACGTAAGTCGTTGATGGTTGCAGCGGTTACGGCTGCAAGGTCTGCACCTAGATATGCCACATCTCCTACATGTTTGCTATCGCTCGAGCTTCCTGCTATCTGCGAAATTTTTTGCCCCGATTGGGCATTAGTAATTCCCGGTATGTAACTGTCTGTAGCTTTTTGGTTGAAGTAGATTGTTTGATTTCCGCTTACTGTCCCGTATTCCGTGAGTTCGGTGTTTTTGTACATTCCTACCGGTGCATTTCCCATCATCGGCAGCGTCACTTCCGGCCCGCGCTGAGGTTGCGGAAGACAGCTTGTGAAGTAGTCGTGGAATTTGTTTACCGGTAAGCATCTGCCGCCCTTTATTGCGTTTTTCAGCCTTGCTTCTATACTTTCTACATCTGCTTGTTCGTCAACATAGTCAAAATCTTGGCTGCTTGTTATAAATACTGCTGCATTGTCTACGTTTTCATCTCTGAAAAATTCATTCCATATCATTACATATGCACGGATTGGTAATGCATTGACTTCGAAATTACCTTCGATTTTCGTTGGTACTCCCATGTAGTCAAGAATTGACCCTTCTTTGGGATATCCGATTCCAGGCCTTTTGTTTAGTTTGATTTTCGGTACTTTGTATTCTTTAGCTGGCATCCATGGCTTGTCATCAACTTCTCCCATGAACTTTTTGAAGTCATCCCACAGGATTCGGTTTGGACAATAGAAGTAATAGAAGTCAATGAATGCATCATCCATCACCGGATATTTTGGTGTGGTCATTCTGATGATTGCTGACGTGTCCACTTGGAAAGTGTCGCCCGGTAATACTTCGTCAACGTAAAACGGAATTAATTCACCGGCATCAAACGTTGTGAGAATAGTCTGGTCACGGTTGAATCGTGTTCGACTTGCCTTCATTTCCGGAATTTGGTTAAAGTGCCGCTCATTGTTTCGATTCACTTTTCTGCCTCCTTTTCCGTCATTTTGCCAGTAGGTAGCGCCTGATCAGCGTCTGCTGCATTGTCTGTTTTCGTCATTTTAGACAATTCTTCGAGCTTCATGGCGTTTGCCTGTGCGGTCGCAATCATGCGATGATACTCATGGATGTTCTGTGGAAATTCGGTAATATCCGTGTATGTATCGTTTAGTGCTCCTTCAGATAAGCTTTTCAGAAACTGCGGGTCAAAACTTGCTTTTCGGACAATGTTTTTGATATCGCACTCGTCTGTATAGCTTTCAATTTCCTGCTGGATGTCGATTGGTGCTGTTTCCAGTAGCTCTTCCTCCCCTTTTTCGTTTTTCGTCCAGACGTACTGCTTCCGGAGTTTTTCTCCGCTTTCAGAAAAGAAGGGCTTTCGCCCTTCTTCGTATCGTTTATTCATTTGGCTTGCCCTCCCAGACTTTTTCCTTGTCGTTGATGAATTCGCCGTTTTCATCGTCAAACACTGCCAGTTTGAAGCCGGTATAGTCCCCGGGTGCCTGTCCGACAAACGTCTTTTCATCCTTTGCCATTACGTTGCACATACGTGCAAAGGTTGCATTGTTCTTGCTCTCGCCTACCCATGCGTAACACTTTGCTACACTGTCCCACAGGCCGAAATATTCATGCTTCATGATATCTTCTTTCCT